TGGGTTATTTGTGGGCTTTGTGGCTGAATTGTCGAATTGTGTGTGAATTGTATAATCTATCGGTTAAACTCGTATTTATCCGAGAGATAGCGTTTTGAACCCCCTGACCTTGACCGTGTAGGGGTTAGATGGGGCGGTTTTGGCGGGCGGGGTTAGTGCCACAAATAACCGCCAAAAACAAAAGGGCTAGATATTTAGAATAACTAGAGAAATACAGACTACACTTTAGGTTATTTAAAGTTTATAGGCTAGGTACTCTAGTAATTAAAGTTTAATAAAATACACCAAGAAGAATAAAAAGACAAGGGGGAAAATAGAATGATATTAAGTTTCTTGACTATGGCAGTAAAGATATTCCTGACAATGATTTACTTACTGGCAATCTTTGTAGGGGAATTTGACCGTAAGAAGTGGTGGTGCTACTTGGTAATGATATTAAGCATAATATTTATTTGGGTGTAGGAGTGAAATATGGCTAGTAAGCAAGACGTAGAAGAAATCAAGGGAAGAATCAAAAAGGTTGTAGCCTTGATTAACAAGAGCGGAGATACCGAGGAATATGCTGATGCACTTTACCAGTATTCCAAGTTTATGATCCAAGAGGGTGAAATCAAAGCGGGTTTGTATGCTTGTCAACAATCAAAGGCAAGCATTGAGCGAATGGTCTTGAAGAACTCAGGCGGTACGATATGGGATTTGGACGAATACTCACAAGACCACGGAAACGTAAAGTACCACCCATTAGAACAGTATTACCGCTTGTTGTTGATTGAAGCACAACAGGGCAACTTTGAAAGCTATATGCTATACCTCGAAAAGAACCGCCCTTACAAGCAAAGGTTTTATCTGCCAAAGAAAGAGCAGTTTGACAAAATAGGGATTATCAAGGCTTTACAAGATATGCTTGATGATAACCTAGACCTATTGACAATATCTTTACCACCGGGTACTGGAAAGACAACACTAAGCAAGTTCTTTATCAGCTTTGTCATTGGGCTAGATACATCAGGGTACAACTTGTTCTTTAGCCATTCAGCGGATATATGCCGAATGTACTATGACGGTGTAATGGATATAGTCACAAGTAGCGAATACACATGGAGTGAAATATTCCCTGAGTGCTCTGTCACAAGCCAAAATGCAAAAATGATGACATTTAACATCAACGAATACAAGCCATTCCAATCCTTGATGTGTGCGTCAAGAGGTTCGGAAATGGCGGGTAAAGTACGTTGTAACCGTTTCTTGATGGTTGATGACTTGATTGGTAAGCAAGAGGAAGCCATGAACAAGAACACGCTAGAGAAGATTTGGAATAACGATTACACCACTGATGCAAGGCAACGTAAGGTTGATGGTTGTAAAGAGATCCATATTGCTACACGTTGGTCTATCTATGACGTTATCGGACACCTTGAACAAGCCTACGGTGATAATCCAAGGGCAAAGTTCATAGCAGTACCCGACATTGACGAAAAGACAGGCGAAAGCAATTTTGCATACAAGTATCACGGATTTTCCAAGGAGTTCTTCAACTCACAAGAGTTGATTATGAACGACATAACCTATCAGTGTTTGTATCGTAATCAGCCTATTGAACGTGAGGGCTTGTTGTACAACGCAGATATGCTCCGCTACTTCTTTGCGCTACCTGACCGTGAGCCTGACGCTATCTTGTCCGTATGCGATACCAAGTCAAAAGGCGAGGACTTCATGGTTCTTCCAGTGCTTTACCAGTATGATGACGATTTCTACCTTGCGGATTGTATTTGTGATGATTCATCAGACTTTGATTTGCAGTATAGCAAGATAACCAAGATACTCCTGAAACATGACGTACAACAGTGTGAAATTGAAAGTAATGCGGGTGGTGACAGATTAGCCTTTGAGGTTGAAAAGCGAGTAAAAGACAACGAGGGCAGAACCCATATTACGACAAAAGCAACGGAGACAAACAAAGAGACTCGTATTCTTGTCAACTCCGATTGGATCATAAAGCACGTATTGTTCTTAGACAAAGAGTGCTACAACAAGAAAAGCGACTACGGTAGGTTTATGTCGGGCTTGCTGACTTATTCCGTTACTGGCAAGAATCCACATGATGATGTACCTGACGCTATGGCTAACTTCTGTTTGTTCGTAACAGAGAGATTAAACCGCAGAAAAGCAACCATTCTAAAGGGGGTATTGTGATGAAAACCAAAAAATACTTAGGACAGATTGAACGTTATAACCGCATGATTGAGTTCAAGACTAACGAACTAAAAACACTTAGGGAAATGGCACTTGTCATTAAGTCATCAGGAAGTGACGATATGAAAATTCAAAGCGGTTCTCCTAAAAACAAGCTTGAAGAATCATGTATTGAGATTGCAGACGCAGAACAGGAACTAAAGGCTTTAATCTCTAGGTTCTTAAACGCAAAAAGGAAAATTATAAGCGAAATAGAGCAGTTGGAAGATACAAACGAATACACGGTTTTGACAATGCGTTACGTGGAATGTAGGAGTATGAGGGATATTGCAGAAAGCCTTAACTATTCTGTCAAGAACATTGAGCGAATACACTCTAAGGCAGTTGAAAGTTTCACGCTGATGTATGGCAAAGAAAAGGATTTAGTGTGTTAATTGTGTAAATTTTATGAAATTCTGACAACAATAGGGAAAAATAGGGAAAAGTTCTCTTGCATGGAAAAACCAAGGGATTTATTCTTAGCGTAGAAAGTTAACCAAAAAAGTGATAGCACCTTGTAATGACGAGGTGCTTTTTTGTTGCAAAGGATTAAACAAGCATGGATAATTCAAACTACGGACGAAAAATCATATACACGGACTACGAAGAAGTCAATGAGCAGAACGTAGTATCAATTTTGCGTGACGCTATGCTTGTTCACAAACAGAACGCTATGCGTTGTGAATACTTGCTCAACTACGAAGCGGGTGTTCAACCTTTGATGCGTGAAAAGACATTTAGACCTGACATTGACATTCAGTGTATTGATAACGTGGCTAACGAAGTCACAGAGTTCAAGCTAGGTTTTGTGTGGGGAAATGCAATTACAATCACTCAGAGAAACACCGAGGGCAAGAATGACAAGGCAGTTGGAGAGTTAAACGATTGTTACGAACTCGATAACTTCCGTCAAAAAACACAGGCACTTGCAAGATTCGTTGAAATATGCGGTGTTGCTTATGAGTATGTTGATATAAACGCAGATTACGTTGAGGGTGAAAGTGCTCCTTTCACAATCGAGCCACTTGACCCAAGAACATCATTCGTTGTTCGTAGCACAAAGGTAGGCAACAAGAAAATCTTAGGTGTTACATACAGACAAGATACACTAGGCAATTACTACTTCACTTGTTTCTCAAAGGATAGACGCTTTGAGATTCAGAACATGGTTAAAATCATTACTCCTGACAACAACGAAAAGGAGATTGACAAGTGGAATGTAACAAAAACTGGTGACTACAACGAAACAAACCCAATTGGTGATATTCCAATTATCGAATGGGTTCGTGCTACTGACCGTATGGGTTGTTTTGAACGTCAGATACCTGAAATGGATAACCTGAATATCCTTGTTTCAGATTTCTCAAATGACGTGGATCAGAACACTCAGGCAGTATGGGTAACAGTTGATGTTGATTTCCCTAAGGACGAGCAAGGCAACGAAGTAAAGCCTGAAAGCGGTGATTGGTTACAGTTGTATTCAACTAAGGACGGAAAAACACCCGGTATAAAAGCATTAGCAAACCCTTATGATTATAGCGGTATGCTTAACAATATAGTCACTCGTAGAGCATTGATATTACAGAAGTGTGATGTACCACAGAGAAACGACAACTCAGGCGGTTCTACTGGTATTGCTATGAGTGATGCAACTGGTTGGAGTTCTGCTGAAAGTTCAGCTTGCAAGGAAGAAAGTATTCTTAGTGGTTGCAAGATGGACGAAATCAGAGTTGTGCTTAAAGCTATTGCAAACAACCCAACAGTTGAAAAGAGTAGCCCACTATCAAAGTTAAAGCCTATTGATGTTCAGCCAAGTATTAAACGTCAAAAGACTTATGAAATGACAACAAAGATTAATGCTTTTGCTAATGCAGTTTCACACGGTCTTGATTGGAAGTCAGTTGTAAATGAGATTAACTTCTTTGCTGACCCACAACAGGTAATTGTTGATTCTGAGGAAACCATGAAGCGTTATCTCGATAAGGAGTTTGGTAGCGAGGAAGAAAAGGAATTGGCTAAACAGAATTTGGAGAATCAAAACAATCCAAATAATCCTAATCAGCCAAACCTTGTTAATTCTTCCAGTGATCCAATAAATCAGATAAATAATAGTCCTAATGTTGACGGAATGAATACAAAAAAGCCTGATGCAGAGGAATAAGATATGTTTAAGCAAGAAGAATTAAACGTGATGTTCCGAGATTATTACTCGGTCATGGAAGATATAGAGCCTGACAGACTTGATAGAAGAATACAACTTGCTAATGATTTGTATGACGTTATCATGGTTTACTACGTTTTGCTAGAGGGAAATGAAAGTCAGGAAGTAATTGAGAATCAACTTGCTAACGAAATGTACTCTACAATCGCCAAATATGGCGAAATAGACGATTATACAAGCGAATTGGTAGATTTATATACCAAGGACATTGTAAAGGCGAATATGAGCCATAAATCGAGCGAATATTATGTATCTGATGAAAGGGCAGTTAACATAGCCCAAGACGTAGGACAATCGTTCTTGAATTACTTTGAGTATCAAGATGCGGTTGCTAATAATAAATCTAAGACGTGGTTCACCCAAAATGATATGGCGGTGCGACCCACCCATGCGACAGAAAACGGAAAGCAGATACCCATTGATGAAACCTTTAAGGTTGGTGGGTATCTTATGCGATTTCCTAAAGACACTTATTACGGAGCACCCGCAGAGGAAATAGTCAATTGTAGGTGCTTTGTAAAATATAGCTAATAAGCCTTATGGCTTTTAGATAAATGCCCTAGAGAAAGGGCTATATAAATCTCGCACAATCTGAGAGAACAGATAATTTTAAAACGCAAAGGAGAAAAAAGAATATGGCAGATGTAAATGAAACTAATGTTAATGTTCAGGGTAATGAACCAACTGAACCAACAACAACACCAAATGAGCCTACTGAGGGTGCAACAACACCTACTACACCAACTGATGATGTAGCAGAGTTAAAAGCACAGATTCAGAACTTGATTTTGACTAATGCAAAGTTAAAGAGGGCTAATGACAAGTTGGCAAGTGAGAACGGTGACTTAAACAAAAAGTACCGTCAGAAACTTACTGATGATGAAGCAAGAGCACTTGACCTTGAAAACGAACGTAGAGCACAGGCAGAACGTGAAGCAGAAAAGGACGAGTTAATTGCAAGCTTGCAGAGAGAAAAGGTTGTTGCTGATGCAACTAACAATTATCTTGCTTTAGGTTGGACTTCTGATGAAGCTAGTCGAATGGCTATTGCTGATGCAGACAATGACACCGCAAGCAGAATGGCAATTCTCAAAGAAGTTTCTGAACGTCAGAAGAAAGAAACTGATATTGCAAACCTCAAAGGTAGACCACCAGTTAACACTGGAACAGGTTCAGGAGCAACAATAACAAAAGCAGATTTTAACAAAATGTCTTATTCTGAAAAGTTGAAAGTGTACAACGAGAATAAAGCATTATATGACGAACTCGTTGCTAATTAAATTTGACAAAGAGTAAAGGAGAAAAGAATTATGGCTATGACAAAATTAGCTAACCTTGTGAATCCACAGGTTATGGCAGACATGATTTCTGCTGATTTACCAAAGGCTATTAAATTTAGCCCAATTGCAACTATTGATACAACACTTGTTGGTGTACCGGGAGATACTATTACAGTTCCAAAGTATGCTTACATTGGTGATGCAGAAGATGTAGCCGAGGGTGTTCAGATGGGTACAACTGTACTTACAACTAGCACAACTCAGGTTTCTGTAAAGAAAGCTGGTAAGGCAATCGAACTTACTGATGAAGCAGTTCTTTCAGGTTACGGTGATCCAATGGGCGAGGGTACTCGTCAGCTTACAATGTCAATTGCAAACAAGGTTGATAATGATTGTGTTGATGCGCTTTATGGTGCTACACTTATTAAGGCAACATCTGCTCAGATTTCTTATGACGGTGTTGTTGATGCAATCGACCTTTTTGATGATGAAAATGACGAGAATACTGCAAAGATCATGTTCGTTCACCCTAAACAGGCAACAACACTTAGAAAAGACCCTGATTTCAAGGATAAGAACAAGTACCCACTTGACGTTGTTATGAACGGTGTATTCGGTGAAATCGGTGGTGCTCAGGTAATCAAGTCTAAGAAAGTTAAGCTTGTTAAGTACGAAAAGGATAATACAAACGGTACTATCACAATCGTATCTGACGAGACAACAGAGACAACAACAAACAAGCACCTTGCAACAATTCAGCCTAATACTCTTGCAGTATTAAAGGTTGGTGACAAGGTTAAGGCAGTAGATTCTGAGTTCTATGCTAACCCAATCGTTGTTGTTGATGTAAAAGACCCTAACATGGAAACAACTGCTGACGCTTTTGCTCCATCACAGAGTGCTCTTACAATCTACATGAAGCGTGACGTTATGGTTGAGAATGATCGTGATATTCTTGCAAAGACAACAGTAGTTTCTGCTGACGAGCACTTTGGTGTTGCTCTTTCAAATGAGTCTAAGGTTGTTCTTGCTGAATTTGGCAAATAGGAGAGAACCTTATGGGAATGTTGTTGAAAAGACAAAGAAATAGAGTAGGGGTTACAACAACCTCTACTCTCATTCCCGAAGAAGTAGAGCATGAAGAAGAAGTAAAGGTTGAAGAAACTCAGAAGAAGTTCTACACAAGAACTGATATTTACCGTATGACAACTGCGGAGTTAAAAGACCTTGCTAAGTCTGAGGGGCTTGATGATACTTTATCGGGAAATAAACTTAAAGACGTTTTAATTGAGCATTTTGGGATCTAAGAGGTAAAAGCATGGAAGAATTGATACAAAACATCATTGATGATTTAACAATTGAATTATCGGTAGCAGATGCGAATTTCAATCCTGACTTGCTGATGTCTAAAGTTAAGAGTGCAGTAAGAGAAGTTAAGGACACAAGGAAATATCCTAGTTATTACACTCAGACTATGATTGATGAAGATATGAACCAGTTCTATTCATCAATCCGTGATATTGCACTTTATGACTACAACACTGTTGGAGCAGAGTTCCAAACCTCACACAATGAAAATTCCGTTAGTAGAACATGGGTTGATAGAAATAAGCTTTTCGATAGGGTTTTACCTTTAGCAAGATAGGGGGCAAACATGAGAGAGGTTAGAAAGAATCAACAAAGTTTACAATACGCATTACTTATAGGCGAGCAAGAAGAATTTGCACTTGACGATAACGGTGAGTTAATTCTTGTTGGCTATGATAACGACAACGAGCCTATCTATGAAATGACAGGCAAAACAGTTTTGACTTATGCAAAGCCAGTCAAGTTTAATTCTAGTATATCTTTTGGCGGTTCAGAAGTTGACCTACTACCATTCGGAATTAGTAATGCTGATTATGACGCAACATTGGTACTGGATAAAGGCACTATTCCTGTTACGGAAACAAGTCTTATTTGGTATGAAAGTGAAGTCTTGTATAAAGACGAACAAAAGACAATCGTAGATAGCAAGAGTGCTGATTTTACGATTGTTAAAATAGTTCCTAGCCTAAACCAAAAAGTATATGTCCTGAAAAGGATAGTGAAGTAATGAAGTTAAAGATTAAGCTAACGGAAGAATCAATCAATAAAGCAATTGAAGAACTTGAACAATACAAGAATAGCTTACCTAATAAACTTAATTTGTTTATCGAAAGATTGTCTGAGGTAGGTATTGAAATGGCAGAGAACTGCGTTCAAGTACCACTAGACGATATGGGTAATATGGGAATGTTTGTTGAGTTTAGTTGCCAAATTGAATCTGATAAAGAAGTTGTTATTGGTAAACTTATTGGACGAGATAAGGCACAACTTGTTAATAGTTGGTTGAGCAAAGACCCTGATACAAAACAGGAGTATGTTAAAACCGCTGAGTTAAGTCCATTACTATTTTACGAATTTGGTGCGGGCTTATATGCCATAGACGGACATAGAGGAACGTTCCCAAGTGATAATCCTGAAACAACAAAGGAACACGCTGATAATGGTTGGTATTACAAAGACCTTGATGGAAGATGGTATCATTCTTACGGTACAATGCCAACACAACCAATGTATCATGCTTGGGAAGATATGAAAAAGCGGATCAGAAAAATCGGTAAAGAAGTATTTAAGGAGTAACAAAATGTGGGTTGAAGATATGAATGGAAAAATCTATTCGGTAATCCGAGGTAGAACAAGGAACGATATATCCGAAAAATATCCTAATGTGTTTTACACAAATGATAACGAGAATATGTCAACAACCAAGTTCCCTAGTATTTATATTCACCCTATTGGTACTACTGAAACTGATTCTGATTTAGAATCTACCGACATTAATTCTGCTATTTTCACTCAGGAAGTACAGATAACCTTTAATTCTGATTATGAGGTTAAAGACCTATATACTGTTCTAGGCTTCATAAGTAGGGAATTTAAGGCTTTGAGATTTCAATTAGTAACTAATTCAACTCCATATAGTAACAACGGTTTAAAGAGCATTTCTGCTCGATACAGACGTACAATTGCTAATGGAGATATAATTTAATTAAGAAAAGGAGAAAAGTTATGGCTAGTTCATCTTATTTAGTACGAGCAATCGTAAAGGAACATTCAGCTAATCAGACAAACTTTGCGGGTACATACAATCTACTCGTTAAGGGCAAGTCAATGCCTAGTCCAGTTGGTTCACCAAACCCACTTGAATCAACAACTTTTGAGGACGCTTCACAGACATTCGTTGAGGGTGTTCAGACATCTGATGCACAGGAGATCACTGGAAACCTTGAAAAGGAGCATTTACAGAGAATTAATGCTCTAAAGGGCAAGGAACTTGACATCTTCTACCTCTACGGTACAGACGGTGTTGGTGGTGTTGCTAAGTACGTTCGTACTTGTACTGCAATCGCTACTCCATCTGATGTGGGTGTAGACGAAGTTCTTGAAATGACAGTAACAGTTACACCTACAAGTTCAGCAGAGGAAGTAACAGACGATTACGTTGTTACTGACAACGGTGACGGTACATTTACAGTTACTACTGCTTAGTAGAAAGGAGATAGATTATGAGTCTTTCAGAATTTTTTACCGCATTAGATAACGAGAATGCAGTTGTTACAATCATTGATGATGATAACAAGGAATTAGTTAAGGTGTACGCAAGTGGTTCAGACCAGTTGCTTGCAACACTCTTAGCTAGAAACGTTGCTAAGTTTAAGGTTAGTTCTCCAACTGCTATCACAGTTGAGTTAGCAACAGAGTAAATTAGGGAAAAACCGAAAAGGTTTTAGTTTACGGAGCGGTCTTAGTACCGCTCCTTTCCATTGAAGAATGGGGAAAGGAAAAATATTATGAAAATTACATTTGAGGACAAAGAGTACACAATTAAGTTTGGTTACAAAGCCACTGTAAAGAGTGGAATCATTAAGAAGTTAGCAAAGGCAGAATCAGACAAGGAGAACGAGGACGGTTTCGAGTCAATTGAGGGAATCTTACTTATTCTTCCTGAGTTGCTTGTTATAGGCTTACAAGTTCACCACTCAGACGAGTTTGGCTATGACATAGATACAAACGAGGGCTATCAGGAAAAGGTTGATAAAGCCTATGATTTGTTAGATAAATGGTTTGAGAACAAGGAGCATAGTCTCATTGATATTTTCAATGATATTGAGAATGAACTGTTAAACGACAGTTTTTTATCAAGTCTGTTCCAGAGTGCCAAAGCCGAGGAACAGAAAAAGACAAAGAAAACAACAACCAAGAAGAATTAACATGGGAGCAAATGCTACCTAGATTTCTTCTCGTTACCAAGGGTTACGGTCTGACAATTAAGGATATAGAGAACTCTAATCCTAGAGAAATGAAAGCGTATGAAGATGCGTTTGCATTATCTCAAAAATTGATAGACCGTAATTCATGGAATATGGGTAACTATATGACAAGTGCAGTTTCGGTTGCCTTGGATCACGCATTTAATGGTAAGAAAGCTAAATCAAAGTATGTGGAAAGACCATTACTTGAAGAATACTTTGAAAATTTAACTCTTACTCAGGAAGAAATTGACAACAGAGAACTTCAAAAAATGATAGCCCATGAACGTGAACAGATGGCTAGAGACAGAGCAAAAGGATTAAAACCACCTAAATTAAAGGGAGATTAATTATGGCAGACAGAGATAAAGTTGATGAATTAGTCATTGAATTAACCGCAAGGGATAAAGCAACGCAAAAGATTGACAACCTTGCTAAATCCCTCAGAGGGTTAGGAGATTCACTTACAATTGGTTTATCCAGTGCAAAAATGAATAGCGTTGCTAGTTCCTTGAAAAGCATTTCTAACGCTACTCAGGAACTAGGACGTTCTACAAGGGCTATCAACAATCTTCCAAAACTCACAACAGAGTTATCAAACATGATGAACACTTTACATGATGCACCTAGCATTTCTAAAGATGTTCTTTCATTAGCACACGCACTTTCTAAGATTGATGGTTCAGCCATTAAGGGATTTTCCAAAATAGCAACTCCAAAAATTAATACTGAATCCGTAACTGAGGAAATGAAAGCAGTTGAAAGCGAAGAACGTAGAGTTGATTCACAGACTAAAGAAGTTACAGAATCAATGCGTACTTTTGGTACTGTAACTAGAGATGCGTTTAAGAGTATTTCTGCTGATAAAATTGGTAAGTTGAATTTTAAACCTATTGCCAATGATTTAGGAAGAATGGCAAGCAAGGTAAAGGGTCTTACTAAGAATTTTGTTAAGTTAGTAAGAAATGCTAGTCTTTTCCATAAAATCAATAATATGGGATTAAAGAAAGGCTTTACAACCTTACTTAGATATACAGTTGGTATTCGTTCATTGTTTGTACTTGCTAATAGGGTTAGAAGTGCAATAGAGGACGGAAATAAGAATCTATCAAAGTATTCCGCAGAGTTTAACAATAGTATGTCTTTGTATAAGTCAGGACTAGGCACTTTAAAAAATGCTTTATCCGTGGCTTTTGCACCGCTTGTTAACTACTTTAGTGAAGCAGTAAATAAAATCTTAGATTCATTTATTAATGCTTTTAACACTATTGCTCGATTAATGGCTACATTAACAGGAGCAAAGCAAGTAGTTCAGGCTACAAGATATTATGAGGACTTTGCTGATTCATTAGGTAGTGCAAGTAAAAATGCAAAGAACCTTACAACTGGTATTGATGAATTAAATATTCTTAACGACCAAACTGGTAGCGGTAGCGGTGGTGCAAGCACTGATGTTCAGGATATGTTTGAAACCGTTGACGTTACAAGCGAGTTTGATGGTCTTATTAATAAGCTAAAAGATATGTGGGATAAAGCAGATTTTACTGATTTGGGAACTGCTTTAGCCGACAAAATCAATGGTGCTTTGCAGAATATTGATTGGGAAACAATCAAGAAAAATGCGGGTAAATTAGGTAAGTCCGTTGCAACATTCTTAAATGGTGTGTTCGAAGAAGAACTTAACGGACAGACTTTTGGTTATACAATTGGTAAGACAATTGGTGAGGGAATAAATACTGGTATTGAGTATGCCTATGCTTTTGTTACTAACTTCCACTGGAATTCATTCGGTCAATTTGTAGCCGATGGGCTTAAAGGCGCATTAGAAACAGTTCAATGGAAGAAGTTAGGTAAAACTCTAAGCGGTATTGTTAATGGAGTATTAACTAGCTTAACCACATTCTTTTCAGATAAAAAGTTGTGGCAAGACTTAGGTAAATCTATTGGTGATTTCTTTAGCGGTATTGAGTGGAAAAAGACTTGGTTCAACTTAACGAAGTTAGCAAAAGCAGTTGCCGAAGCTATTGAAACATCTTTGATAGAATGGGCTAAAACAGATCCTGAGAGTTTTGGTATTGCAAGTGCAATTGGTGTAGCCATTGGTGGTTTAAAAGTTGCTGACCTTGTAGCTAAAATCAACGGTACTACTCTTTCAGCAGTTATTGGTAAGTCAATTGTAAAATCTATTAAAGATGCGGGTGGTATCAATCTTCTTGATGTTGGCTTTAGTGCCATGATTACCGATTCTATTGGTAAATTATTAAGTGGCAAAGACTTAGCGGGTAATGTTTGGGCTAAAGAGGGTGAATCTCTTGAAGATTATGCCAAGAGAAATTATGAATCTCAACATGGAGTCGGTACTTATGACGATATGTTGAAACAACAGGAAGAATTTAATGAAAAATATCAACAAGGCTTGCAAACTATAAAGAAAGCATTTACAGAAAATGATTTCTTTGCTGAATTGAAGAAGTCTTACAGTGATAATTTCGCTTCAATTCCTAATGATTTAAGCACCGCTTTTGATAACATTAAAAATAACTTTAGTCTGATGAAAGAAGATTTAGTCTCAGACTTGTCAACACTTAAAGAAAACATTAGTACATCATTGAGTGAGACTAAAGAGAACACTATTACTAAGTGGGAAGAAACAAAGACAGATTTAGCAACAAAATGGGAAGAAATCAAAACCAATGCGTCAACTTCTTTCCAAAATGTTAAAGATACTATTTCAACAAAATGGGAAGAAACAAAAACCAAAACTAGCAACAAGTGGACGGAGATTAAGAATAACTTATCAACAACATGGACTAATTTGAAGAAAGAATCTAGCGATAGGTTTACTGAAATGAAAGAGAATATTGGTAAGAGTTTTGATACCCTCAAAGAGAATATCAAGCGTCCTATCAATGCTATCATTGATTTTGTTGAGAAAATGTCTAATGGTGTTGTTGATGCAGTTAACAAGATTATTGCAACTGTTAATTCACTAGGTTCTGTTGATATACCGGGTGTCGGTACAGTTGGTATTGATATTCCTACTTTGGATCACGTCCATATACCTAGATTGGCAGACGGTGGTTTTGTTCCTAACACTAACATGGGTTCGCTATTTTGGGCGGGCGAAAACGGTGCAGAAATCGTTGCAAACGCAAGCGGTGGTACTGAGGTACTTAATGCTTCACAAGTTGCTAGTGCAGTTGCAAGCGGTGTTAGAGAGGCTATCATTGATGCGGTTACACCTTATATGGTTGACCTTGTTAATTCTAATCAGGCTATTGCAGATAAAGATATGTCTGTTAATATAGGAGATAGAGAGATTGCCGAAGCTAATCGTAGGGGAGAAAGTAGTTTAGGTTTGCAACTTGTAACAGTTTAAAGAGGTAATTATTATGGCTTATGATAAAAAGTTTTATTTAGTTGTAAACGGTGTTCAATTACCACCACCCGCTAGAGGACTTGAAATTGTTCGTTCTCAGTTGGTTGACAGTGGTAGAAATACAAAGGGTGCGGTTGTAGGACAACTTGTAGGGCGAAAGCTTTACAAGTTGAACAACCTTACTTGGAAGTGCCTAACTGCTGAACAATGGAAAACAATTCAGGACGCACTTGAACCATTTTACGTTAACGTTAGTTTTTATGATGATTCTAACGAACTAAAAACCATTAAAATGTACCCCGGTGATACAACAGGAAAACCTTATTGGTTAAGTGAACATGGTTATGAAATGTATGAAGAATGTAAGTTCAATCTTATAGATTGTGGAGAATAAGCTATGTATAATGCGTCACAACAATTTAAGAATTGCATGAAATCCCCTTTACGAAATCGAGCACACATTCAGATTAGTATAGGTGTTATTAATTCATTAGCACAATCAAACGGAGAAATCACAAGTGATTTAGCACCTTGGAGCAACGAGCGTTCTATATGGAAAGCAAATACGGTAGGAACACAATATGCTACTTTTGAAGATAATTTCTTTAAAGCAGACGGTAGCCAGTATCTACTTCCTGAACCTGATGTTGATTTAGCAAGCTACAATACTAATACTGGTGTTGTTTCTGAGGATATTTTAGGTGCTATTACAATTACTTTTAATCAGGAATACGATTTAAAGGGATTGACTGTACGCTTTGGTGAGTTTTACCCTACTGAATTTACTGTTACAGTTGACGGTGGCACATATACTTACACAAACGATTCTGAACAATTTGAGACTTCTGACACTTATGGTGTTACATCTTCTATGATTATCACCCCTATCACAATGGTAGGCGGTCAACAGAGATTAAGAATTGAAGAAATTACAATGGGAGTTGGTTTTGCATTTACTGATGATGTAGTTAAAAATGTAAGTGCAAAAGAAGATATTAGCTTCATTTCAAGCAAAATATCAGGACATACTTTTGATATGACCGCTATTGACCTTGATAATAATTTTAACGTTGATGATGTTAATAGCTATATTAACTATCTTGAAACCGGACAAAGAATTAATGTAATTGTAGGTCTTGACCTTGATGATGGTACTATTGAATGGGTTCAGCAAGGTGTTTACTATCTTACTAAGTGGAATAAAGACGGAATGAATGTTAAGTTAACTGCAAGTGATAGACTTTCATTCCTAACTGATACATATAGTGATGGCAATTACATACATTCAAGAACATTGTATGATGATTGTATTGCACTTATGCAGTTTGCAAACATTGGTGTAGACGAATACAACATTGATGATACCTTAAAAAATATTACAGTAACTAACCCTTTACCTAGTGTACAAGTTAAACAAGGACTTCAATTGATTGCTAATGCGGGTAGATGTGTTTGCTTTGAAGATAGATATGGTGTCATTCAAATGATGGCTAACTTTGCTCTTGTTGTAGATCCTGAGGATATAGTTGTATCTTCTGATAGTGATACCGAGTATTCTCATTCGCAAAATATTACTGTTGGTACTACTGAGGTTTACGCAGATTTTACGGATAACTTCTTTAGTGCTGATGGAAGTATGTATCTGCTCCCTGAGAGCGGTAATGATTATAGTCGTGATACTGGTTTTGTTTCAAGTGAAATTGCAGACGAGAATGGAGACTTTGAGACTAATCCTAGTCTTACACTTGAATTACCCGCTAGTTTTGTATATTACGGATTTGTAATTAACTTTGATGGAAACCCACCACAAGAAATGTTATTGCAGAGTTATAATGATGATGTACTTGTTTCAGAAGTTACAATAACGGATTTGCAGAACGAAAATTATATTCCTTATAGCTTTAAGAAGTTTGATAAAATTGTTCTTACTTTTACCAAGGGTACACCTTATAACAGAGTGCTTGTTAACAAGTTTACGTTCTCAGACCTTACCGATTACAAACTGGTTTACAATGATATAATTGGTAACATAACAGGTGTAAAAGAGAAGAACGTAAAAACTGTTAAGGTTAAGCGTTATACATTTACAGAACCTACAAGTGAGGGCGAACTACCACAACAGAAAAATGATGATGTATGGTTTGATGTGAGTGTGTTAACTACTGGTGATGAAGTAAAAATTACTAATCAATTGATTTCAACAGAAGAACACGCAAGCCTTGTTGCAGAATGGATTAAGAACTATTATTTGAGCAATATTAGTTACTCATGTAAATTCCGTGGTGATCCAACATTAAATGCAACAGATATTATTTATCTTGACAATGATATACTAAATAATTTACAAGTAGAGATAGAAAAGCATACATTCACATACAATGGTGCTTTTGGTGGTTCTCTCGAAATGAGAAGAACGATAAGAACAGAATAGGAGATTGATTATGAGAAAGATTATTAATGGAATGTTGTACGATACTAACACCGCAGAGGAAATTTATTCAGAACTATATCTATTCAAAAGACGTTCTCTTTATCGTACTACTAAAGGTGCTTGGTTTATGTTTTATCATGCAAACAAGGAAATCCACCCTATGACAGACGAGGAAGTTATGGATTACTTGGGTGAGCGTGATGAATGTATTGATATTTATTTAAAATATTTTGGTGATGATGTAGTTGAAGCATAGGAAAGGAGAAATGATTATGAGTAAACAATGGTGGAAATGTGCGGGGGTTAGAGCAGTTAAGACAATGGCGCAGACTTGTGTAGCTATGATACCAGTTGCGGTCACTGTATCTGAGGTAGATTGGATTAAGGTGGCAAGCACATCTATTGTAGCGGGAGTGTTATCACTTATGACAAGTATTGCGGGTTTACCTGAAATTCAGGAAAGCGAGGACTAAGCTTATGTTAACACCTGATACAACAATTAATCTTTCGCTTATTCTTTCAACAATTTCAGCTATCGGAGTTATATACGCAATCGTCAAGGGCAGAAAAGGAGATACCGAGTTGGAAAAGCAACGTGAGGTTAATATGGCAACAAACTTTGCTAAGATTGATGTCAAGTTAACTGAATTAAATGGTAAGGCTTCGGAAACAAATAAAACTATGGAAAAATTAGACGAAAAGATTGATACTATGAACGATAGAATGTCTCGTCAGGACGAACGCATTAATACATTGTTCAAGTATTACGACCAAGTAATGAAACGTATTGATAATTTAGAGGGTAAGTAATATGGCTTGGATCACACCTAAAACAAACTGGGGTGCTAGTGATAAGATTTTGTACACAGACTTTAATCGTATTACTGGCAACCTAGCTTATTTAAAAACTTTATCAGAGCAACTATATGAGTATGAGATTGGCACTTTGCCTGAATCACAGACAAGAGCCGATAAGCCTTATGCTAGTAAGCTTAATGCTATCGAAACTGTATTGGAGCAGATTAATTTCAATACATACGATTTTAATATAGGTGAAACTCAAACTTATGTAGCAAACGGACACCCTTTTGATTACAATGAATTAAACCGTATAGAAAGTGCGACACTTAAATTATACGAAACAATTCAAGCTGAAATCAGAGGATTACCTAGACTTGCTTTGGTACTAGGACGAAAGCAACTAGGAATGAGGTTGTAAGAAAGGAGAATCACAATGGCTGATTTAAAAACAGATTATGTTAATGATGTACTTGATACTGACGTAAATAATGAACGTACATACAATCTTGTTGATGCAAACGGAAATCTTATCTACGAGGGTATTAAGATTAGAGAGACAACCGTTTTGGCTACAACAGGTGACAACTATGGTGCGCCACAGATTAATGAACAGAACGAGACTATCAATCAGATAAATGCAGATTTATCTGATACTAGTAGTGGCTTGCCTAGTAAGGTTGGAAAATCCGATTTCAGTCTCCATGTGTTCAGTTTAAAGCCACCAAGTGG